TCAAAAAATTATATAAAAATAAATTATCTTCAAATATTCGTTTTACTATTCTATATGATAATATCATACAATTTCCTTCTATAAATTTTTTATTTTCTATACTACAATCTAAATACTCTAGTAATTCTTCTGTATATGCTTTATTTATATACCATCTTTTTGTATTCCAATCACCATTTATAAATAGTTTTGGAAAAATAGCATCATAATTCTCAGATATTTTCAACATTGTTTCTTCAATATTTTTATCATTTATAAAACTAAAATATCTTTCTCTACGCATAATATTTTTTTTACTATGTAAAAATAAAATATATTTGTATTCTATATTATTTTTAAGTAAATAATCTATCATACAAAATTTAGCTCCAATATCCATTCCACGATTTTCTATTTTCAATATAATAAAATCATTATTTATTTTAGTATACCCCTTTTCCGGTTTAGATATTTTACTATATGTAATTATTACCTTAAAAAATTTTATTATATTATTTTTATATTTATCATATATTTCATCAAAATCTGATAAATCATAACAATGTAAATGTGCTATATTATCATAATATTTTTTTTTTATTTCTATTTTTTCTCTATTTATATTATTTATTCTATCTACTTTTTTCAATATATCTAAATATAATACATTATGTTTTTCATTTTTAAAATTAATATTTATATCTTTTTCTAGATGATAATCTTTTATTCCCATAAATTTTTGTGATATATTAGTAATTTTATAATCTTTATCTATTAATGATAATTCATAATTTATATTTCCATTTTTTATATTTAATAAATCTTTTGAAAATAAATTATAATATTTAATTTTCTTAACAAATTTCATAAAATCTTCATTATATTTTGTAAAATTATTTTCAATAAGTGAGTCAAAATCTATATTTTCATAATTTTTTAGTTCCTCATCTATCTTTAAAAAAACATCATCTATATTGGTAAAATCTATGAATGAGCAGAAATCTTTATATCTATCACATAACTTTATATCATTTTTAGATATTTCACTTATTATTCTACATTTATATGGAATAGCTTCATGTATTCTACATATTTCTAATAATGCATCTTCATAATAGTGAATATTTAAAACAATTTTACTTCTTTCTATATAATTTATTAATTCTTTTCCAAAAATTTTTTCAACTATTTTAATATTATATTTTTTAGAAATTTTATCTAATATATTTTTTCTATAAGTATTAATATTACCATAAAATAATATATCAATATCTTTATCCGTGAAAGATATTTTTTTTTCTACTTTACTTATTGGAACGCTAACAAACATTTTATTTATCTCATTGTGTAATATATTATAATTATTCATATTATAATCTAAAACATATAAAGCATTTTTCATAAATTTTTCTATATCTTTACTAATATGTTTATCATATTTATCTTTGCTATTTATTTGTTCTAATTGATATAAAATATATTTTTTTTTTTTTAATGTTAATAAATTATTTCTAATTGGAGAATTTAGAAAAGACTGAAAAGCTACAAAAAATATAAAAGAATTTGTATCATGATTAACAATATCTATATGTTCATCTGAAACTAATGAAGATATTACATAATTTTTTATATTATAAAATGATAAATTTTTTGAAATATATTCTGCTATATTAACTACATATGGCGATGTATATATGTATATTGTAATGTTATTTCTTAATAAATCTATATCTATATAATTATTATCACTCATTAAATAATATATTTTAATACTTTTTAATATTATTTTTATCTTATATATCTAATAATATGTGATTTTTTAAAAATTTATCTGTTTTTATAATTTTTATATATTCCCATAATAATTTTCTATTTTCAACTATATCTATATTATTCATGTTGTTTTCAAAAAATATTATTTCTATTATTTTTTGTTTTTTTGATAAGTTTCCTCTTTTAATTTTATAGTAATCACATATTAAATTTATATTTTTTATAGGTAATTCATTATATTCATAATTATCTATTAATTTTTCTTCATTATATATTAAATTTTTTATATTATCATTATTATCATTATTATCATTATTATCATTATTATCATTATTATCATTATTATCATTATTATCAAATTCTTCTATTTTATAATATATATTATTATCCATAAAATTATATATATTATAACTTCTTCTATTTTTATATTTTCTATTTATATTTATCTAATATATCCATTAATTTAAAAATTATTTTATTACTTAACCCCGAATAATTTTTTACTTTATAATTACTTATTTCTATTAATTTTTTCTTATATTTATCATCTAGATCATTAATGTTTGTCATTATTATAAATAATAATTCTGTTAAATCCTCATTATTTTCTTTTTCTTCTATTTTAATAATATTTTCTTCAAAATTTTCCATTATGTCATCTAATATTTTTGTTAAAATATTAAAATTGTTTATATCATTTTTAAATATATTTACAAAAAATAATAAAATACTTTTTTTCTCATCATTATTTTTATTATGATTACAAAGATTATTATAATTATTTTTATCATCATTATTATTATTATTATTATTATTAGTTAATAATAAATAATTTGATAATTGTTTTCCATCTTCAATGGTTTTTTCAAGAAAAAAATTATTAACATCAAATAAATCTCTACATAACTTTACATAAATGATTGAAAAATAAATATTATTTTTAATTATATCTGTTATAATATTATATATATTAGTTAATTTTTTTTCATAATTATCATGTTTAGATATATTATCAATCATATCAATTAATTCATTTTTTTGTCTATCATAATTATTATCTGTAATTTTATTTAATATATTTCTTATATCAAAGTCTAGGTCGTTCTTTACTATTTTAGTTTTTTGAAAATTACGAATACTTTGCCATTGTAAATTATTATTATAATTTTTTTTATTTCTATAATAATTATTTTTATCTCTATCTTTTTCTTTATCATCTATAACAACTTGTTGACATAAATTATCTATTTTATTTTTAACATCATCATCTAAATTTTTAATTATCATCTCATTTAATATAATATTAAAATCTTTAATTGTATATTTATTTACCTCAACCATTTATAATTCTTATACAATTATTTTTATATATATTTTTATTAATACACTTAAATATTTAATATCAATTATTTATTATGAGTATTAATTCTAATAAAAATGATTATAAAACCGAAGACAATAATAAAAATTACGAATTCAATTCATGGGATGAATTAGAAATTAAAACTTCTTTACTTAGAGGTATTTATTCTTATGGTTTTGAAAATCCTAGCCCGATTCAAAAAAGAGGCATTCTTCCTTTTATATCAAAAAATGACTTAATTGCTCAAGCGCAATCTGGAACTGGTAAAACTGGTTGTTTTACAATTGGAACATTACAAATTATTAATGAAGAAATCAATAATATACAGGCTATTATTATATCTCCTACTAGAGAACTAGCTATCCAAATTAAAAATGTTGTTGATAAAATAGGCGTCTATATAAAAAATTTAAAAACACAATTACTAGTTGGTGGAACTTCTACATATAATGATATTGACTTACTTAAAAATGAAACACCTCACATTTTAATTGCTTGTCCTGGACGTCTACATGATTTACTTAAAAATAATCATATTGATGCTAAAACTATTAATTTAATGGTTATTGATGAAGCTGATGAAATGTTATCTTATGGATTCAAAGACCAAATTTACAATATATTTAAGTATTTATCTAATAATATACAAGTTGCTCTTTTCAGTGCTACAATGCCGCGAGAATTATATTCATTAACCGACCAATTTCTACGTAATCCAACTAAAATATTAGTCAAAAATGAAATGTTAACATTAGATGGTATAATTCAATATTATATTAATTTAGAAGATGATAATCAAAAATTTGAATCTTTAAAGGATCTTTTTTCTGTTTTTTCTGTTTCGCAATGTATTATTTATTGTAATAGTGTAAAGCGTGTCTCTGAATTATATAATTATATGGTTTCCGATGGATTTCCAGTTTGTCAAATTCATAGTAATATGACAAAAGAAGAAAGAAATCTTAATTATAATAATTTTAGAGAAGGTAAAGAGAGAGTTCTTATTTCTTCTAATGTAACAGCTAGAGGAATTGATATACAGCAAGTTAGCACAGTTATTAATTTTGATATTCCAAAATCTGTTCATACATATTTACATAGAATTGGTAGAAGTGGTCGCTGGGGTAGAAAAGGAACTGCTATTAATTTTGTTACAAGAAGAGATTATCGATTAATGAAAGATATTGAAAATTTCTATAATACTAATATTTGTGAATTACCTCAAAATTATAAAGAATCTTAATACGTTAATAAATTAATAGAATATTATTATTTATATTTAATGAGTATAGATAATAATTCAAAAAAGATAGATTTAAATTATATTGATTTTAATTTACCAATATTTTACATACAAGATAAATATACTTTAAATGATAATGTAAAAAATGATCTTGAAATATCCAATACATATGATCATCTTTTATATAGAAAATTATTCAGTAACACAGATTTAGATAATAATATATTCTACAAAGATTTATTAGATAAATATTCAACATATTATACTAATAATTCATTTTTTTTAAATGATATGAAATACTTTATAAAAAATTATACTGATTCTACTAATGAATATGATATTAATAACATACAAAATGTTTATAAAGATATAAATGAAATTAATAGTATTACAGATAAAGATAAAAATTTTGTCAATACATATCAATACTTAGAAATTTTTCCAATATTTGAATTTTTAAACAGAAACTCTTTATTTTTACAATGTTTATCTTTATATAATATTTTTAATCCACTAATAACTATTGTAATACCAATTATTTTACTATTTATTCCTTTTTTTATTATTCTTTTAAAAGGTCATTATATAACAATAGCAAATTATGTTGAAATATTGCTTACTATAATGAAAAATCACCCTCTTGGTAATGCTATTAAAGATTTTACTAATGTTGGATGGGATAGAAAATTTTTTCTTACTTTTTCTCTAGTATTTTATTTTTTTAATATATACCAAAATATTATATCATGTATAAAATTTTATAAAAATTTTAATAAAATAAATAATTATCTACATACATTCAAAAATTTCTGTAAATACTATATTCAATTAATTGATAATGTAAATTCATATTGTAAATCTAGTTTACAGGGTTTTATAGACAAAAATAATGAAATTAAAAATTATTTAACATTATTTTACAATAATTTAACTGGTATTAAATTCAGTAACTTCAATATATTTGAACTACATACTATGGGGCATAAAATGAAATATTTTTATGAATTATTTAAATCTCAAGAATATATTTCTAGTATTAAATATTGCTTATATTTACATTCATTTAAAGACTCCATCTTATGTATACAAAAAAATATTAATGATAAAAAAATTAATTTTTGTAAGATTGTTGATAATAAAGAAACTAAAATTTATAACTCTTATTATTGTTGTATAGATACTAATTATATTACTAATAATATAGATTTAAAAAATAATATTATAATTACCGGACCAAATGCTTCAGGTAAAACTACAATTCTAAAATCGACCTTATTTAATATTATTTTATCACAACAATTCTGTTGTGGCTTTTATAAAAAAGCTCAAATTAATCCATATAATTATATTCATTCTTATATTAATATACCTGATACTTCACAGAGAGACAGCTTGTTTCAATCCGAAGTTAGACGATGTAAATATATACTTGATTCTATAGAATCAAATGAAGGTCGTCATTTCTGTATATTTGATGAATTGTATTCAGGAACAAATCCAACTGAAGCCATATCATGTGCTTATTCATATTTAAAATACTTAACAAATTATAAAAAATGTAATTTCATGTTAACAACTCATTTTACTACATTATGTGAAAAACTTAATTCACATAAAAATATTATAAATAACAAAATGAATATTATTGATAATAAATTTACATATAAATTATCTAATGGAATTTCTTATTATAAAGGCGGTATTAATGTATTAAAAGAATTGAATTATCCCGATAATGTAATTAAAGATGCTGAAAATATAATACAAAAGATTAATATTTAATTACGTTAAAATATTATTTAAAATATATTCGTTTTATTTTAAGTATAGATGAATTTATTTGGATTAGAAGGTAGTGGATTTATCATTTCTTTAGGAATTACATTACTATTATCTGGATTAATTATGTATTATTGCGTTCAACGTATTAATTCACTTGAACAATCATTAGTTAAACAAGGAGAAATTATTCAAACTTTTATTTATAAATTAAATAACTTAGAATTACAGAATAATTCTATACCTCATCAATCTAATTTAGAAACTAATTTTAACACTGATAATCAATTAGTTGAATCTAAGATAGATGTATCTGATGATGAAGATGACGATGAAGAAGGTGAAGAAGGCGAAGAATATGATACTGATAATGAAGAACATGTTGAAGATAACGATAATATTAAATTATTAACAATAGATTCAAAAAATTCTAATTTTTTAGAACAAAGCAGTGATATTGAAAGTGACAGTGATAGCGATAGTGATAGTGATAATCAAAGTATTAGCGATATTGAAGAACTTAAAGAAGATAATATTGTTCCATCATCTGATATTAGTTCTCTAGAAAATCTTCAAGATATATCATTAAATAAGATTGAAAAAATTGTTGTTGACGATGATATTAATGATAATGACAAAGATAAAAAGGTTATTGAAATTAATAATGATGATTTAACTGAAAATATTAATTATAGTAAAATGAAAGTTAATGAATTAAGAGAGTTAGCTGTTAAAAAAAATTTAGTAAAATCTACTGATAACACAAAATATAAAAAAGATGAATTAATACAATTATTACAAAAATAATTTATCATAATAATATATTATGAGTAATATACCATTAATGTCTGATGGAAGAAATTTTTCTACTTGGGAACAACCAATTAATATGGATTTATATTTACAAAATAATGCTAATATTAATAATAATTGGAGTTACAGAAAATATTTAACCGATAATGCTGATGCTATTATCAAATTAAATCAACAATCATGTATTGAAAAATCAACATTTCCAATACAAAATCAATTTTTACCAGAAACTTATTTTAATTCTGATCTAAAGAATGTATATTTATCAAGAGAAGAATTACAAAATATAACTATTGCCCCAACACTCTTCAAAAATTAATTTTTCTTACAATTTATTATATGTATAATAAAAATAAGAAAACTAGAAAATATAAAAAATATCAAAAAAATAAAAAAAATAAGAAAAATAAAACATTAAAAAAAGGAGGTAGTTTTATGTATGATATGTTTTTTCCAAAATCATGCACTGTAAATAGTGATTGTCCTGATGGTCAATATTGCGTATTATTAAGCAATGAAGGTTTATTACCTTTTTATGGATATTTACATTATTTTAAAAATAAACCTGGACAATGTCAACGCTGGGCATCTTGGTGGAAATGGAATAATTAAAATAATAATTAAAAAATATAAATATATTTTAATTATTATAAATATATAAATGTCGCAAAAACAAATTAATCATATTATTGAATATACTAATAAATTCACCAAGGATATAGATATGAATATTCAATTTAATATTGAAAAAACTGATGGTAATAATACTTATACTTTAAATCATGATGATAACAATAATTATGGAAAAATCTATAATATTGCTGTAGATGTTGTAAATTCTAGAAATTCTTATTATCTTAAAAATATTTGCCTTGATAAATAATTTTATATAAAATTATAAAATATATAAAATTATAAATATTTATATTATAATGAAACTATTAAGTATTGATATTGGTATTAAAAATTTAGCATTATGTATAATTGAAAATATTGATGATAAAATGTTTAAAATACTCTTTTGGCAAGTTATAAACTTATGTGAAGAAAATATTGATTTATGTAATTATTGTAATAATACCAAAACTCCTAATAAACCTTGTAATAAGCCTGCCAAATTTTTTAAACATTCAAATTATTATTGTAAATTACATAGTTGTAAAAGTGATTATAAAATTTTACCAAATGAATTTAACAATTATAATAGGCTCAAAATTAATAGTTTAATTGATTTAGCAAAAGAATATAATATTCCCCATGATATACCACCAAATAAAGAAAATATTATTAAAAATATACAGGAATATATAAATAATAATTATTTAGAATATATTAATAAAAATACAAATGCTAATGATATTAATTTGATTGATATCGGTATCAGTATCAAAAATAATTTAGATAAAATAAATTTTGATAATATAGATAAAGTATTAATAGAAAATCAAATTAGTCCTATTGCTACAAGAATGAAATCTATTCAAGGAATGATATCGCAATATTTTATATTGAAAAATATATTTGATATACAATTTATATCATCTGCTAACAAATTAAAATTATTTTCATCATCAAAAAATACTTCATATAATGAGAGAAAAAAATTAGGTATTGAATATACTAAAGATTTATTAAATAAATATAATAT